GATGGTGAAAAGGTTGTTGAGTATATTACTAAAAAACAAAAGACGAAACCGAAGTTACACCCTGATAGTTCGTTCCTTAAATTGACCTGTGAAGGTCTTTTTTCTTGTGGGGACGACCTAGAATGGGAACGAGTTAGAACCTTTATGGCTATTGGCAGTGGCGCAATGGCAGCAGAAGTATGTATGAGAATGGGTTTAACCGCAGAAGAAGCAGTCAAATGGGCGTGTAATGTGGACTTAAAAAGCCACGAGCCAGTCAAAACATATCAATTGGGTGAATAAATGGTACAAGCACGATGTAGCGATGAAGATTTTATAGAGCTTTGGAATAAACATAAATCAGGAACTAAAGTAGCCAAAATATTGGACATGGATACTAGAGCAACAATGTCAAGAAGAAAGAGAATAGAAAAAAAATACAACATTCGACTAGAAGCAGTACAAGGTGGTACTCCTAGACTAGTTATTCCTGAGAACAAAGTCCGCACTAATCTGACTATAGAAAATGGTTTGATTATTGTGGGTTCTGATTGCCACTATTGGCCTGGATATGTTAGTACCGCTCATAGAGCATTTGTACATTTAATTACACAGCTAAAACCACAGGGAATAGTTCTTAATGGTGACATCATGGATAACGCCACGATTAGTCAGCACAATAGGATTGGGTGGGATAAAGCCCCAACTGTGGCACAAGAATTAGAAGAAGTACAAGCTAGATTAGGTGATATTGAAGCCGTCCGTCCTGCAGGAGCATTTTTGCACCGCACCATTGGTAATCACGACTTACGTTTTGATGGTAAGTTATCTAATGTACTAGGACAATATGAAGGTGTTGTTGGGATGGCATTAGCCGACCATTTACCTCATTGGACATATTCTTGGTCATTGATGGTAAACAACATTTGTATGATTAAGCACCGTTGGCACAATGGTCAACATGGAGTATTTAACAACACCCTGAAGTCTGGGGTCAGTATGGTTACGGGTCATCTACATTCTTTGAAAGTGACACCGTGGTCTGATTATAATGGTGACAGATATGGCGTTGACACAGGAACAATGTCGGCAATTGGAGGAGACAAGTACATCTACACGGAAGACTCGCCCGTCAATTGGCGTTCAGGATTCGCAGTACTTACATTCCGTGATGGAGAACTTATGCCGCCAGAACTTGTACAAGTCATTAACGAGGATGATGGATTGGTGTTCTTTCGAGGAGAGGTAATTGCAGTTTGAAATCAAAGAACTTGTTGAGAATAAAGATGGGTCTGCAGACATCAAAATGGAGTGTGATGCTGACCTAATGAAGCTAATAATTCAGGAAGGATTTGTTTCCATTCTGAAACAGGCTATTGAAGGATATAAAAATGAACAGAAATTGGGATAAAGCATTTGACCTTGTCATTGTGAACGAGGGAGGATTTGTTGATAATAAGCTCGACCCAGGAGGTGCTACTAATTGGGGATGTACTCAAGCGGTATGGGAACAATATGTTGGACACAGGGTTACTGTAGAGGACATTAAAAACTTAACTAAAGAGGACGTAAAGCCTCTATACAAAAAAAGGTATTGGGATGCCATACACGGAGATGCTCTTCCTTCGGGACTTGACTATTGCATTTTTGATTGCGCTATCAATAGTGGTGTTGGCCGTGCAGCAAAGTTCATCCAAGAAATCGTGGGCGTTCCTGCTGATGGTGCTATTGGTAATAATACTATTGCTGCTATAGTCCAAATTAACCCAGTTACTGCAATTAATGAGTTTTCTGATAAGCGTCAAGCATTCCTAGAATCACTTAAAACATTCCCTGTGTTTGGAAAGGGATGGACAAAAAGAGTTACCGATGTCAGAATTAAATCTTTAGATATGGCGGCAGGATAATATGGCAACTAAGAAGAATGTAAAACTCTCTGTAGGACGTGGTGAAAAGAAATCAGTATCTCAAGGTGCTGGTTTAACAGCCAAGGGCAGAGCTAAGTACAACAAAGAGACTGGTTCCAACTTACAAGCCCCTACTAAAGATAAATCTAATCCACGTCATAAATCATTTTGCGCTCGGTCTAGTGGATGGACGGGAGAGCGTGGTAAAGCTGCAAGAAAGAGATGGGATTGTTAAATGGCTACTAAACCTGGCTTATATGCCAATATCCAAAAAAAGAGAGCACGTATCAAGGCTGGTTCAGGCGAGAAGATGAGAAAGCCTGGTACTAAAGGTGCTCCTACTGCTAAAGCATTCAAAGAGTCCGCTAAGACCGCTAAGAAGTAAGGTGAGGGGACAGCCTCTCGACTCCCGATTCGTTGATGGCCTAGTTGGAAAGCCACAAAACAACTAGATTAAGCATACCCTCTCGGTGGCTTGACTATTTCTCTAACCCTATTTGAGACCGTATCCACTCTTGGGTGGATTCGAGTTGTTGGGTTGTGTTTGCACACTGTTCGGCAAAATCCAATGTGTTGATGGTAGTTCCATTAATTGTGATGGTGGCGTTGGGAACGCTGGACACTGGACTGCCACTGGCGTTGTGCATCCCGCTATACATAAGATGAATACCATTAAGACGAGCTTCATAAGCATCGGTTACTCCTTTATTAATTAATTGTTGTTCTTTCTCTTTTGCCTTGTTCTCTGCGATTTGTTTTTGTGCAACGATTTCGACTCCATTTTTGAAATCAGCAAAGCGAAGATGCTCCACATAAAAGCCAGCACTAAAACCACCAAATACAAGAGCAATATATATGTAAGTTTGTCCACCGATATTGCCTAATAGAGAAAATATAAAATTCATTGTGGTTCAGACCCTTGTTTCATAGCAACAGAGGCACCACCTGCAGCAGATACAATTCCAAGTGCTTCTGCAAGTTCACGGATACTAACTTGGTTAGCGTGGATAACTTCCCATAAGGCTACGGCAATCACCGCAACCAAACTAATTAACCAAGTCCAACGACCAATGTCATGGGTCTTATTGTCTTTACCTGTAAGTAGGTGTGAAATAATATCGTTCATATTTATCCTTTATAGCCCCAAGTAAGATACCAAGCAATCCAAGCTGCAGCTAGAAAACAATAGAATTGAACTCTACGTACTTTCTTTAATTGGTCTTCGTAATCCACTTGATTCTCCTTTTCTTCTTTTAACATTCTGGTCTTAATGACTTGTATTTCATTCCAAGCCTTAGCACCATACTTCTTAGTTACTTCATCCTTCATCTTCTCTTCTAGCTTCTTTACTTCAAGCAAAAGAGTATATTCGTTATATGCTCTTAAAACGGTATGGTCAGGCCTTACTTTCTGAGACTGACGCTTCTCTTGTATCCGTTGTTTTGCTACATCTATTGCATCTTGTTGTACTGCTTCAATACTTTTCGTTAATCCTTTGGTTGCCTTTCTCGTGGCATCCATAGCCCCACTAACGCTTTTTATCCCCTCGGATATTCCGAAGTCTGGCATGAGTTACTTTCATTTAATAGATAATTGTCCAGAGCCAGCAAGATAAATTAAAAGAGCTACAACACCCATACCAATCACTTTAATAGCTTTGGTGACAACACCTTCGCCTACGGTTTGATAAAAGTTGTTAATAACCTTTTCAGTTACTTTTTCAACAAGTTCTTCGAGTTCTTCGTCTGTTAGATTGATTGCCATGATTAGGTTGCTGGTGTTTGTGCAGTAAGGATGCCGTTAGTAAATGTCATGGAACCATTTGTTCCAGTCAGTGTAAGTTTTGCTGTCGTAATTGTTGCATTAATACCTATATTTTGGGTAGCCATAGTGCCTAACCCTAAATTTGTTCTAGCTCCTGCTGCTGTGCTTGCTCCTGTACCACCCGATGTAATAGCAATTGGGGTGGTTGAAGATACTGATGTAAATTTACCTGTAGATGGGTTTGAAGAGCCAATAGGTGTTCCATCAACCGTACTGCCACTAATACCAACGCCACCAATAGCACCACCTGTAATAGCTACAGAGTTAGCATTCTCAAACGCCATAGTTCCCAAAGTACCAGTTTGTTGATTGACAAATTGGAAAATACTATAGAACCAATCTCTAAATTGGCGGGAACTTACATCTTGAGTAGTTGGGGGTGGGGGTGCTAGTTTTGCCATTATTCTTCCGCTTCTTCAACCTTGTCATATAACCAGTTTTCGGCATATCCATACTCTTGTAAAGCAGGAATAGCGTCTTCCATACCTTCACCTACGTCATCCCGTACATTCATACAGTCAGGAATCTCAATTTTCTTGACGTTTTTATAGGCACGTTCACAGGCTTGTTTAACGGTCTTTCCTACACCGTTTGCAACTAGTACATAGTCACCTGCCGTCACTAGGCTTGGACGCTCTACAATGCCGTTCTCGTCGTTCTGAGGGGCATTCCCAACCATGACCTCACATAAGGCAAAATCATTGGTTAATTTGTCAGGAAGACCATAGATAGGAAATCCTGTATGGTCACGCCCCGTAGTCTTAGACCTAGGGTAATCCCCAATAGGGATAACGATACCACAAGCAGTGTCGTAGCTAACTTTGAGAGTATCTTTGCCATCTAATAAGTCAAACATCCAATCTACAACAGAACCTTTATGGACGGCCTGTTGAATGTTAAAGAAAGGCCAACCCATACGCATAGTCCATTCTAAAGG